GGCTCCTCCGCCAGTAGTGCCCTGCCGCCATCGTTGTGCGGCGGGTTGTTCACGGACCCGTACTCCAGCAGGTTGCCCAGCGCACCCTGGGGCTTTTCCTTGTCCGGGCCGATGATCGCCTCGACGAAACCAGCAGCGGCAACCACCGGGTCGTAGCCGATGCTGTACGGGTAGATCCGCGCGTGCCGCCCCGCCGTAGCGATCGCATTCGCGCGCCAGTCGTTCTTGATGTTCAGCGCGCCCTTGGCGACGACCGCTGGAGCCTCGCGCTGCACGGCCGCCGAAGCGCCCGCCAGATCGACAGCCAGCGACAGCAGCCCCGACACGTCCGCCATACCGCTCATGACCGGTCCTCCGCACTGATCCGCCACGCCGTGGCCTGCGCGTTCAACTGCTCCGCCGTCACCCACAGCGTCCGGCCCGTCAGGCGCCCGTCAGCGGATGCCGTCACCTGAACCTGATCACCTGGTCGCACCGTCTGCCCGGTCGGCGGCAGCGCCGAGAACGGCACCGACACCACGTACTCGCGGAGCACCACCTGCTGCTCGCCCGCCTCGACACCCGTGGAGGCAGAGCGCCCGAACGGCTTCACCCGCGCCTTGCCCGAGTACAACTCCACCGGAGTACCCGGCGCCTCCGTGCCCGTCGTCCGGTTGAACACGACCGGGCCCGGCCGCCAGATTCGGACCGTGTCGAGCATGATGGCCTCATGCTCGCGCCGGCCCGACGCCAGGGCTGCATCCAGGGCGGTCACGAGGTCCTCACGCTGAACGCGGCGACCCGGTAGGGCCGCAGGTCTTCCTTGTGCTGCTTGGTGAGGGCGGCGCCGCCGATGGTCTCGGAGGCGAACGTGCGGCTGTAGTCGTCGATGGCGACCGACCGCAGGTTCTCCGGGTTGCTGAGGGTCATCGTGGCCAGGTCCAGAACCACGTCGAGGATGTCGTCCGGGATGTCGCTGTAGCCGTGGGAGTAGGTCAGGCGGACCTTCGGCGCCCACACGCCGAGCACCCGGCCCCTTGGCCAGCCCATCGTGCGGGTTGGCTGGTACCAGGGGTATCCGCGGGTCAGCTCGGAGCCGAGCCGCGTGAAATCCCGGCCCTCGACGGCAGTCCACTCGATACCACCGAAGTCGGCGACCTCGACGACCGTCAGGGGATTCGAACCGTCCACCACGAGGGGGCGTTGCGGGGTCCGCAACGCCTTGTCGCCGCCCGGGACTTCGATGGTCTCGCCGGCCACGAACGAGATGTCCTGGCGGGTGTACCGACGGACCCGAGCGGAGGCCCGCCGGAGTGCCAACGTAGCCTGCGTGACGTCCAGGCTGCCCGTCGGGCGCTGCATCGCGTCCTCAAGGTCGGCCACCGTCGCCAGTAGGGGAAGAGCCACGGCGGCCTCCCCTCAGCTCTCGGCGAGCTTTTCGAGTTGCTTCACCAGCGTGGAGCGCGGCTTGTCCCGCTCCCGCTCCACTTCCAGCGCGACAGCCGCCCGCTCCGGGTCGTCGCCGACCCAGGCCAGCACTTCGGCGGCCGTGCCGTCGATGGGGAACAGGTCGCCGTCCGGCTCCGGGTCGTCGTCTTCGGACTCCGGGTCTTCCTCCGGCTCCTCCGCGACCTCGGGCTCCGACTCCGGGTCGGGCTCCAGTACTTCCACGGTGCCGGGCTCGGTATTGGCGGCGAGGTGACGGGCCAGATCGCCGTCGAACTCCTCGCCTGTCGGGAAGTCCGTGACGGCGTAATTCCAGTAGGCCTTCGCCGCCTTCAGCATGCGCACACGCATGTCGCTCCTCCTTCCTGAAGGGTCGCCGGCGCGAACGGGATGCGTCCGCGCCGGCAGGAGACGGTCAGGCGTGCTCGATGACGACGCCGCGCTTGAACAGCGCCGCATCGCCGGAGCCCGCATCGGAGGGGACACCGAAGTCACCGGTCCACGCCCACGTGGTGGTGACGACCTGCTGCAGGCGGTCCTGCGGCGGGCGCACCAGCAGCGTGACGTCGACCCCAGGGGAGGCCGGGATGGTGCGGATGTCGGGCACGTCTTCCACGCCGGTCCCGGCCAGGAGGTTGGCGGTGCCGTCGAGGGGTGCGGACATGAGGGCGTTCGCGCCGAGGACGACCGGACGGTGCACGGTGAGGGTGCCCGCCGAGCCGCCGAGGATCGTCGGCGCCTCCAGGTTGCGGACCCAGTCGATACCGGCGAACCGGCCGATCGACAGGTCGCGGTAGATGGGGCTGTCGACGCGGCCCTGCAGGGCCTGCTTGAAGTCGGAGTCGGCGAAGAGTTCGGCTTCGGTGTCGGGGTCGATGTGCGCGACGTAGTAGCCGCCCACGGTGGGCACGGCCATCTTCCGCAGGCGGGCGACCGCCGACCGGAAGTTCGCGAAGGTGACCGTGTTGGACGAGCTGAGGTCGTAGGCGGAGTTGCCGGTCGCGCGGATCGTGGTCGGCGCGTTTGCGGCCACCACGTAGTCGCCAGCGACGTCGACCCGGGCGGTGCCCAGGGTCAGGGTGCTCGTGCCGGTGTTGACGCCCGTCACCGTGTTTGCGGTGCCCGCGATGTTGACGGTGAGCGGGTTGGACGCAGACACCGCCGTGGGGACACCGTTGACCAGGACGGTCTCGAAGCCGTTCGTGGACTGCACGATGATGCTGGTGTCCGAGGACCCGGCAGTGGTGCACCAGGTCCGGCCGCCCGAGTACGCCTTGTACAGCTTGTTGCGGGCCACCTGGTTGATGGTCTGCCCGGCGTTGATGCCGAGGTTCTCCACGTCCGCCAGGTACTTGCTGGCCAGCGCCAGCGAGTTGCCCAGCATGTTGGTGTCCATGCTGTTCGCGTACTGGTCCATGACCACGGACCACTGCTCGATCGTGTACGTCGAAGCAGACGGGTCCGAGCCGGTGACCGGGGTCGTCGCCGGAGCCAGGAGGCCCTTGCGGGTGAAGATCTTACTGTCGCCCAGGCCGCCCATCCAGGGCTCGGCGTCCGCGACCTGCGGGAACAGGAACTGCGGCACCAGCGAATCCCGGAACACCCGGTCCAGCGTGCCGTTCTGCAGCATCGCCTGAATCGCCGCAGGCAGATTCGACCGCACACCCACGGCGTGACGGTCGAGACGGAACCACGGCCGGGTCGAACGCGGCCGGAGAGTGAGCCGCGGCCGGACCGCGGTCATGGTTGGGGTCATGATTTACTCCTCGATGATTTCTACGGACACGAGGTCCGGGTATTGCTCGGCAATCGCCTGAAGGCCGAGCAATGCGGTTTGGGTAACGGCCGTCACGTAGGCGCAGGCGAGACCCCCGGCGACTTGCTCCTCATGACCGGCCACCTCAATCGAGGTGCGCCCGTCGCCCAACCGGGCGCGGACTTCGATCATGACCAGCGCGGCCTGAAGCCGTACTTGGCGAGCTCGGCGTGGAAGTCTTCCTTCGGAGCCGTGCGGAAGTCGGTCGGCGGAGTGTTCGGCCGTGCGCCCTGGCCGGGGTCGGCCTTCGGGCGCGGCTTGGGCGCCTTCTCGGGCTCCACCGGGGCAGACTCGGACACCGCCCAGTGGGGCTTGCGCTCCAGTAGGCCGTCGAGGGCCGCCTGGATGGCGTCAGTGTCGATGTCGCCGCTGTCGAGGACGTACTGCGACGGATCCCGCATCAGCGTCTCCGCCGCATCAGTCGGATCCTCGAAGCGCCCAGTCGACAGCGCCCGCACCTCGGCCGCCACAGCCCGTGCAGTGGCCTTCGCAGCCTGCTCGGCGAGACGATCGGCCTTCGCCGTCGCCTTCTCCAGATCGGAACGGTCGCGGTCCTCGAACTCGGCGACCTTCTTCGCCAGCGCCGCCGCCTCGCGCTTGGCCGTCGCAGCCTCCTGCCTCGCGGCGGCCCGGTCGGCCTTCATCTTGTCGAGGGCCTTCTTGCCGGCGTCGCCGAGCTTGTCAGCACCCTCCGGGTCCGGCTCGGGCTCCGGGTCGGCAGGATCGGGCTCGGGGTCGGGATCTGCCGGATCCGGGTCGCCCTTGGGGCCCGCCGGATCCGGGTCGGCCGGGTCCGCGGGGTCGGGTTCGTTGTGACGGTCCAGCCGGAACCAGTCCGCGCCGTGGGCGGCGGACAGCCAGCTCTTACGGATGTTGTGCATGGTGGTGTGTCTCCCGTTGCGGGATCAGAGACCGCGCCTTGCGCGCGGCCAAAGGGTGGGGGTCAGACGCTCCAGCCGAGATAGCCGTACTGGCGGAGCAAACTGATGGCCTCATCGCGGCTACCGGCGATGCGGTAGATCTGCTCAGGCAGAAGACGCGGCGAGGAGAGTTGGAATTGCCTGGGGTACCGGGGCGAGGCAGTGCCCGCCCGGTAGGCGCGGGACCGCTCCATCTGGAAGTACAGGCCGCGGCGCGTGGTGCCCTCGTAGGTGGCGCGCACTCGGCCGCCGTAGCCGTCGGCCGCGGTGTACATGCCGCGCCGGGCGTTGACGACGGAGTTCATGTCCGCGCCATCCCGGATCGCCTTCGCCCCGGCCTCGGTGAAGATGCGGTCCTGCTCGGCGCGCGACAGGCCCTTGAAGTAGGCCTGCGGATCGAACGCACCAGGGATGTGACGGTCGCGGGCGATCAGCTTCGCGGGCATGTGCGTACAGTCGCAATTCGATACAATTAGACCGTTGGCGCTGTACCAGCCCTCTGATGAAGTGAGGTTGTACACATGGCCGCTCCACTTGACCCTGCGAAGTTCGACCACGCGATCCAGCTCTACCTGGCCGGTGAGCCGGAGGCGCAGATCCTCGCCACGGTCGGCATAGGATGCACGACTCTCCACCGAGAACGGCGCCGCCGGGGCATCCCACCGCGTCGTGAACTCGCTCTCCCCATCGCTGGCATCTCCGACGCCTACGCCGCCGGAGAGAGTGAGTACGCCCTCGGCCTCCG